CTATCTTATATTAAAATACCTAAGAGCTTTATCCAGACTTTCCTTTCCGTTCTCCACACTTCTTTCCCAACCAACAGGAGTTTTCGCTGTAGGTGTAAGTGCAGTTGAGGTTGGAGTTTTACTTTGATTTTTTCCTTTATCATTTGAATTACTCTGCTGTTTTTGTTGTGGAGATGGATTGTTAGGTACATAAAAAGGATTATCAACTTTCTCTTTTGATGCTTCAAGTGCTTCATCTAAAAGTTTAATGGTATTTGCATCTGCATATTGCTTAAATGCCTTGTTTTGATTTAAAGTTACTGCATTATCTCTAACAAACCCTTTAAGCCCTGTTGGGTATGCTGTATTAATTGCTTGTAGATAGAGAGAGAAATCTTTAGCAGCTCCATAGAAAGCTTCATTAGCTATCTCTGTCCTAATATTATGAAGAACATTCTTATTTAAAAGTGTATATTCCATATTATCCAAGGAATTATTCCTAGCTACCCCAAACATATCTATAATACCAAAGCCATTACCTTGATAAGCAATGTCTAGTCTACCTGCAATACCTGCCTCTACAATTCTAATTTTCTCCGCATCAGTCTTTCCATGTTTACGAGCTAAATCAAAGTAGTCTCTTAAGCGTGTATCACTTACTCCTGCATTTTTAGCTAAGGCAGGTGCTTCTTTAGTAAACCACTCACTAGCACTTATTTTAGAGCCTTGAATGTGAGAATTGTTATGTTGGGTATGTAGCTTGTTTGCATAAGCAAGTGTACTAGCTAACATTTTATTGGGGTTAAATTCACCATTCTCGCCAATAAACCCAAGAGCTTGCTCTTCAGTTAAACCAACACTAGTAAGCCTATTTACATTGGTTTCTTTTCTAGCTTTATCTTCCCTTGATGAACCCCCAGAGCCATCACCCCTTGCATTTATACCTGCCAACTGAACGGCATGACCTTCAGAAGCTGTTTGGGCTGATACATTAATACCATATTCCTTAAGCTCAAGCTCTTTTTTAGCATTTTCAATAGCAGAAACAGCTGCTTTATATTCCACGTCATTCATACGCTTACTATGGAAGTCGTTATAAGCGACCTGCTCTAGTCTTGCTAGGATGAGTGGGTTTTTTAAGGACTCAATCATATCTGAACCATAATGAGCTGTTAATGCTGCCTTATCAAATGCAATATCAGCTAGTGCTTGTTTTTTAGCTTCTGAATCTTCTAGTTTATTGGCTTCAGCTTCTTTAGCTGTAATATTACTAAGTTGAGTTAAATAAGAAATATAAGCAGGTCCATATGCCTTAACAGCTTTATCAGCATGAGCGTTATCAAGTTGTCTTTCCTCTATTTTCGCTTTTTTATCATCGTTTATGATGCTTTGTATAGCCCTATTTATAGCATTATTACCATAAGGATACTTAGTAATGAATTTTCCTCTAAGATTTTCTATTTGCTGATCTATTTTATCTTTATCAGTATGACCGTCAGGTAAGAGACTTGCAGTTTTAGTTAAGTCGTGGATTAGATTAGCAATATTATCAGCATCAAACTTCATAGCTTCTGTGATATTTTTTCTTGACTTACTGGCATGATCAAAAGTATCTAATTCGTCATTGATTAAAGTAGTACCACGACCATCTACATACTTATTAATGCTGTTTATATTAGCAGCATCAAAACCACCAATGTCAGTACCATATTTGGTTATCAGATCGTCAATTAAGGCAGCTTTATCAGTAGTTTGAAATTGATCTAGATTCATTGCATTGATTTCTTTCTCAACTTCATTAAGCTTATGTTGCTGTGCATATGTAAATACATCAGCACCTGCTTCAGTTAGTTGTTTAAAAGCTTTGTTCTGAAGTTCAGCATTTTTATAAGCACTATTAATGACATCAGTAGCATCAATGGCTTCTATATTTGCCCATTTTGGTGCTGTACTAAATACTGTATCAAAATTACTCATTACTTCGCTCCATATCTATTTAAGTACTCCCCAATACTTTCAGGTCTAGCAATACCTGTACCTTTATTATTGGCTTCCCAATACGCTTGACGATAGCGTTGTCTTTCCTCTAGCGTATTATTCCAAGCTTTGGCTTGCATCTCATAGTTACGATTGTTATTCATCATATCATAAGCCAATGTCTGTTTAGCAAGCTTATGTGCTTTTCTCGCATTAATTGCTTCAAGAATTGAACCTACTGCTTTTAAGCCAGTATTAAACTTTTCACCAGTACTCATTTGTCCCCAACTGTTTCTAAAGCCCCTTGTATTGTTAGATAAGCTTGATTGGATAAGACTACCTACACTACCTACCGCATTTCTCCACTGTTGTTGTTGGCTTGGTAGACCTAAACCATTGTAGTTAGCATAGGGTTGGTTAGAAGTATCTACCTTAAACTTAGGTTGGGTAACTACAGTATCAGCGGGTAGGGTCATAGTAGGCACAGTAGTAGGGGTAATCGTAGATGTATCTGTTGGGGTATTATTAGTTAAATAACTACCTACTGTTGGTACATAAAAAGGATTGGCAACAATCTCATTCATAAAATTTCTCCTTTGGTTTAGAGTTAAGTGATTAAAAGAACATCTTCAACTTGTTGTTGTATGTCTGCCACAGCTGTTAGATTAGGGGTTTGTTGTTTACTTAGTAAACCATCAGCTAAATTACTTACTGTACCTAAAGACAAATTGACGACATTGATGTTACTATGCCTAGCATACATCATTTGAGGTGTCTCAAATAAGTTTACTTTAGGTGCATAGCTTGGCATATTAAGATAAAGCTTAGCATCTTTAGCTACGCCCAAATCCAGCATCTTTTGTTTGGTTTTGAGTGCTTCTGTTTTGGTTTGATACTTGACAGTTTCATCTTGGATTTGTTTATATACTTCAGCTAACTCATAAGCTTTTTGTTTGTTATAAGCATTAAATGACTGGTTTACTGCAGTCATAATATTAGGTGCGGTTATAAGCTTACTAAAGTCCCAACTTGCACCATGAGCCGCCATAACCACTGTAATAATCAGTTGTAAATAGCCAGCTAATTTGGGTGAAACCAGTCCTAACTTAACAGCAATTTTTACTACAAAATTAATGGCAAGACTTACTGCCAATGACTTTGCTAAAGCCACTAAAGCTGCATAAGTACTACCGCCATCACCACCCCCTGTTATGATAGCAACAGCAATACCAACAATCACAGCACCAAACTTAACAGCTGGTTTAACCCAATCACGATATACCTTGACAGTTTCTTCTGTACGGGTATGTAATTGCATTGCATACTGTAAAAGTTCATCTTGTTCATGACGAGTTAATTGTTTTAGTAAGTAAGGTATGACAGGTAAATTATGGTAGGCTAATGTAGTAAAGCCCACTACCCTACTGCCATATAGCGTTGAAGCCATTAAGGTGCTATTTTTTCCTATAGGTGTTCTTGTTGTTTTAGGGATTCTGTTATAAGGGTATAAGTTATAGGGCACAAACCAATAGTTATCAGGTCTTGTATAAGAGCCATTCGTCTGATGGTTTATTCTGATATCCAGCAGTTCATTGGGAATATCAAAAGTACTGCCATTACTGGTATTTATTCTCTGAGCCATGCGTTCAGTACTATTTTCTAGTTCATATTCATTAACTGGGGAGTTATGCCTAATAAAATTACTTCTAAAATCATCTATGTGTTCACGGTTGTATGTCATCACCTTGAATCTGTGTGATTGAAAAGTAAACGGATTGCCCTGCTGTCTCCAAAACACAGTGTCATCAATGCCACCATACTCTGTAGGTAGGCTATACATATAAGTAAACTGACGATAATATGCTTGATAATCAGGATTAAAGTAAGTTGCTATCCTAAACTTAAACATCATGTAGTTATACAAGTGCCAGTATTTGTGTAGTACAGGTACATCAAAATCTGATTTATCATAAGGCAACGGTACGCTCAAGTGTATCCATACATCATCTAATTTACCCCAATCAGCACCCATACTATCACGAAAACTAGAAATTAATTCTTTAATATCATACCCAAGTACCGCTAATGCTTCTGCTGCATAAGCACGGTCATAGGCGATACGCTCATGGCTTTGTTTTAATTGTTCTGTGCGTCTTTGTCTATTTAAAAACAATTTACCCAATAAAGAATTTCCTGTCAGCAGTTCTGAATCTTTATCCATATCATAATCAGAGATTCGTATTGGTATTGGGTGATACTGACTGATGGGTATTGTGGTTGTGTGTTTACTAGCCAATGCCCCAATACGATGGCTTCTTAAATCAGGGATATGTTCATAGTAGGTTTGTACATTACCTTGTTTATCAATATATTCTGCACCAAACCATTCATAAGGTTTTGTATCTCGTTCATCATCAGGATAAGGGGTAGGTACATAGTTTGTAGAGATATTAGGCAGTAGTGATTTAGCATCTATCCCAATCAGCTCTGCGATAGGCATCGTGTCTTTACCTGCTACTTCTTCACGCATGATTTTATCGTAGTCTTCTTTTAGAAATTTAACAAAGGTATAAGACTCTCTAGATAAAGGTTTTACTCTAGGATAGCTGGCTAATTCTCTAATTTCCCTTGGATTTGTTTCTAATTTTGTTCTATAAGCCCTACTATAATTGTGTGCACGACTTAAGCGATTCTTAGGGTGTAGATAGTGATAATTAGGTTTGTTAACATAACTACTAGAACCAAGATACCACGATTGTAGGTTATAATCATTACCTACTAATACCACCACATATCTTGGATTACTTTGTATGAGCACTTCATGATTATGGTCAATTTTATTCACTTGTCTAAATCTAAAACGCTTTCTTGCCCAAGCACCTACACTAGGCAATTCCCATAAGTCTCCATGATCTATGTGCAAAAATTTATCTATTTGGTTTGGGAATTTTTCTTTAAGATACTCTTCCGCTGCTTTTTTCCAATTTAATTGTTTTAGTGGTTTGCCTATGGCACTGTACTCACCAAAATCCCAACGATACTCACTATAGATATTTTTGGTTTGTACCAGCTCATATAACTTATCCCATCTGCTTTTTAAGCCATTTTGACTGGAAGCTAATAAATACTCATGTAAGGGTCTTTGTGAACCTTCAAATACCCATTGTTTAATGGCTTGCTTCTTAACCTGTTTTGCATCACTGACTTGACTGGGGGCATACAAAGAAGCACTGTCCGTATTTGTAAATGTCTTTTTCTTTTTAAATAAACTCATAACCTACCTATTTAAACCAATAAAAAAGCTAAAGTATTGCTACTTTAGCTTATTATTGTAAGGACTGGTTAATTACAGATTATGCTGAAGTTACCCCTGTAATGGCTGTTTCAATCACACGACCAATATTAGACGCATTGAGTTTATTGACATCATTAGGTACGGCTTGGTCAGCGGCATTGGTATGGTGTACTTTCCATACATCAGCCATGATATTTGCCATCTTAAGCTTACTGTCATTATCAAAGCTCTTAGCCTGTGCTGTCAGTACTTTATTGTTCTTATCCATAACAGAGTTTGCTTTGATGTATTGACCATCTGTTTGTGCTTTTTCTGTAATGACCTTTTGGCTATATAGCTCTTTTTGGGCGGTGATTTGGGCAATCTCAGCAGGAATTCTCTCAACTTCTTTGGCTTTTACTTTCACTTCTTCACGAGCCACATTGACCTTTTGCTGGGCTAATTGCAGTTCTTGTGGTTTGATATTTTGAAGTTCATAGCGTGTCAGTTCTTTTTGGGCTTGTTGTAGATCTACTTGAGCACGATTTAAAGCCACTTGAGCATCTAGTACAGATGTTTGTTTTGTGGTTAATGCAGACTTAGCGACTTCATGTTGAGCTTGGTTTAGTGTGAGTTGTTTTTGGCTTGCTTTTAGTTCCAAATCAGGATTCACATTGGCAGTAATGGCACTGGTCTGTGCTTTTGTTTGTGCAACTTGAGCATCTAAAGCCAAAAGCTCCTTAGGCAATCTGCTGTTAATCTGCCCTGTTTGAGCGTTTGCTTGTGATACTTGAGCTGTTGTCAGTTTAACCTGTTCATCTAGTATCAATAGCTCTTTAGGCAGTCGTTTTACCAGCTGATCTACTTGTTTTGTTACTTGGTTTGTCTGTGCGTTTGTCAAGCCAGTTTGTGCATCTAAAGCCAGTAGCTCTTTAGATGTCTTACTGTTTAGTGTATTACGCTGAGCATCTACCATCAGTTTATTGGCTTCAACCAAAGCACTTTGTTTACTTTCTGTGGTGGTTTGAGCATTAATTAAACCAATTTGACCTGTTACCTGTGCTGTTTGGGCTTGGGTTAATTTAGTCTGCTCAACTTGACCTAATCGCTGTGTATTGACCATATCCTTTTGAGCAGTCAGCATTTCAACTTCTTTAGGAAGCTTGGCTGTGATACTGCTTGTCTGTGCTTGGATTTGAGCAGTTTGTGCATGAGCTTGGTTAGCGTTTGCTTGGATAAGCTTGGTCTGCTCTACTTCTGTTTTGATTCGTTGCGTGATTGCTTTGACTTCTTCTTGCACCTGTGCTGTTTGGGCTTGGGCTAATGGAAGCTGTGCTTGTTTTAGTTTAACATCTTCTTGGCTAATGGCAACTTGTGCTTGTTTTAAGCCAGTATCTGCCTGAATACCTGCAATCTGAGCATCTTTCATAGCAAGTTCTTTTTGGATAACAGGCAGTTGTGCTTGCTTTAATGATGTCTCAACTTTAGTCGCTTTTACTTGCTCATCTTTTAGTAATAGCTCTTTTTCAACCATAGGTAATTGTGCTTTTTTCATCAGCACTTCTTCTTTACTAATATTAACTTGTTCTCGTTTTAGATGGACTTCTTGCTCCATCAATGGCAGTTGTTTTTCTTTAAGCTGTATTTCTTTTACACCTATGTCTACTTGATTTTGTTTTAACTCAATCTCTTTATCCATCAAGGGTAATTGTTTTTCTTTTAGCTTAATTTCAGCCAAGCCAATCGCAATCTGATTAGCTTTAACTTCAACCTCCTTTTCCATGATGGGAATTTGTTTTTGTTTGATATTAACTTCTGCTTGCTGGATTTTAAGCTCTTGTGGCTTAATTTGTGTCAGCTCATAACGCATTAATTCTGTCTGTGTGGTCTTTTGCCCAATCTCTTCATGAGCCAGTTTAATCCGCTCTACTGCCAGTAGAACTTCTTTATTTGCCAAAGTAATATCAGCCGTTGTTTTTTCTACTTGCTTATCCATCAAGGCAAGCTCTTTAGGCAGTTTTGCTTTGATGTTATCAGTTTCTTGTATGACTTGTTTTGTTTGAGCTTGGATTAGTAAATCTTGATACTGGCTTGTTTTAATTGCTGTATCAACCTTCTGTATCTCTTTAGCCATAAGCTCTAGTTCAGCACCCAGTTTAGCTTTACTTAGTGCATATTGGCTACTAGTTTGTAAGGCAACTTCCATACCACGGATATACGCATTGGCATAGTCTGTTGCTCTGATTCGTTCCGCTTTAAACTCTTCATGTAAATGAACTTTTACAACATCCATCAGAACATCAAAAACGCCTGTACCGTCTAATGTCCCATGGGTGAGTTCATTAATATTAAAGTCAGGCAATGCCTGACTATTTGGAATATTTACTGTCATTTTTGATGTCCTTTATTTTGTACTAATCAGTCAATAACTTCACGAGTTTCTTGCCGTTTAGCCAGCTCTTCAATCTCTTTTGGTGTTGGTAGCGGTAATTCTTGTACCGCAAATGCAGGTACTAATTTAGACTCTACAATCTTATTATTACGGTTATTTGGGTCATCTCGCTCAATAAACTGTTGGAACTGTTTATCTTTGATGGCTTTTAAGATGATATTTTCTACAAGCCAAGGTTTACCGAGTGGTACAACTCGTTTAATAGAGCCAATCACAGAGTTACCTACCTGAAAAGTCTCAAATCCAATACTGGCTTTTTGTGAGTTCATAGAAGTAACAATAACATGAACAAGTTTTAGATTTTCATCCTCTACGGCTTGGATTTGTTCAGAATTATCTGCATCTGTTTCTTTTAGCAGCTCTTGTGCTATCATCTGTTTTAGATTTTTGATGGTTACTTTACTTGGGTAAGTTAGCCCCAAATCATCTGCTTGTTCTTTTAGCTGTTCTAATTGGCTTTTATTTGTTTGGTTTTCTGTTGTCATGAGAGTATTCCTTAAATGATTTATTAAACCAATAAAACATATACCCATCACAGAGTATATGTTTTATCTTTTACTTGTTACATTTTTGCAACGACTTTAAGCAGTGCAATGCGTTCTACATACTGTGGCATAAAACCATACCACCATTTTTTTGATGTGAATCCAGTTTCACCATAAGGGTCTGCAGATGACGCTGTTGCTTCACCTGCTTTTTTATGAATGGTTGTAAATTTACCATTACCCCCACCTGACTGAAAACCAATGGTTGTAAATGCTTCATCACCCACCACCAAGAATGGGAATACATCGTATTTATTATTGGTTTTATAATAAGCAGCATCGGTTGCCGCAGCACCCACGCCAGCCCATTTCATCATGCGGGGTACAACAATAATACGAAAACCTGCAATACGCCCTACTTCACCTTTTAGCAAGGTAGTACCTGCTGCATATTGATGAGCAGGGATAAATGCAGGCTTGTTATGATAATCTACCATGGCTTCTAGTGTTGGGATAAGCTCAGAGCCTACATAAGCGATACGACAATCAGGGATTGTACGAGTATCTGTAAGTCGTGTACCAGTGATAATCTTGGTTTGCTTAGGACAACGGTTCTTATCCAAATCAATACCCAACTTCACCAAATCTGCGTACTTAAGCTCCATACCATGGGATAGTTCACTGTTTTGTGTTGCTGTCCCTGCATACTTGACCAAACCAGCATTCGTCAATAAATCAAGCTGTAGCTTGTCTTCATAAACAGTCATACAAGCATTGGTAGTTTCACGCTCAAGATGCTCTAGTAGCTTAGCATCAGAATCAAAATTCACAGCATCATTTGAGTATTCATAAAATACACCAAACTTTTGTAGATTAGATTGAATCTCTTTACGAGTCATACCAATACGGTTTTTACGACCGCCCAATTCACCCAGTACTGGGAATTTATCTGCAATTAAGCCAGCATCATTAGATGAGCCATACAAATTACCGTTAGCGTATTTTGCTCCTTTGGCGTCCAAACCCATTTCATTAGAGTTACGGTCATCAATGACAGGGAAGTAGCGATATTGTTTAATCATTGTACCTGAAGTTTTAGGCATCGTACGGCTATCTGCCAATTGACTAAAATAAGCTTCTTCTAGTGAATCTAATAAAGCTTTGCGTTCAAAGACATGAGGATTAAGTTGGGTAGCTCCTACGCTTGTAGGGTTAGTACCATTGTTATATATAACTGTCATTAGAAATTTTCCTTTGTATTAGTGGAATTTTTGTTGATTATAGAATTTTAAAAACTCTTCATCAGATAGTTTTAATGGGTCAAAACCAGCATTAGATTGGCTTGTACTGCTCTTAGGTACTGATGCTCTTTGCTTTTGTGCTTGATTTTGACTATTTACTTGTTCTTGATTGGCTTGTGGTCTAGGTGCAGTAAATCCTTGTTCTTGTTTTGCTACTGGTTGATTGGCTTGTAAGATACGAGCTTCTACCTGCTCATAAGCATGTAAGAAAGGAATGCCTGATAATCTACCCAACATTTTTTCATAATCAATGGCTGACATGATTTGTTGATAGATGCCTTCATCTGCTTGTTTTGCCATTACCCTTAGGATTTCAGGATTGTCACTGACAATTGCCTTTGATTCTTTATCCCATAGTGTTGTAATGTCTGTTACCACATCTTTAAAAGTTTCATGATTACCATACAACTCTGTAATGGTATCTTCTAATGCAGAAGGTTCATTGACCACGGTTTTTGGTGTGTACTGTTCTGCTTGGTCTGTATCAAAGCTGTATAAATCAATATCAGCTTCTTTAACCAGTTTAGCAATCGCTTCAGGTTGTTTATTATATAAGTCTATAAGATAAGTGATTTTATCTGCATCATTTAAGCCATGTTGCTCTAAGGTACGCATTAACGCCAAATTAGGCTTAAGCTGTGCCATCTTTTTAGAGTAGTTTGCTCCTTGTTGCATCAAAGCAATCATATCATCAGCATTTTGTACTTGGATTTCACGACCATTGGCTTTAAAAGGCTTAGTCAGTTTTTCATAAAATGCTTGGTAATCTGTTTGCTCAGCTGGCTTATCATCAGTATTAGTATCACTGTCAGACTCTGTTTGTACAGTTTCATCATCAGTATCAGTCGCTTTGGTGTTTTGTGTATCAAGGTTACTTGATGGTTTATCAGCTTGTGTTACTGCTTCATTCACTGTCTCATTAGAGTTATCATCAGTTTCTTCTACTGCTGTTTGGATTTCATCTTGTGTTGTGTTGATTGGATTATTATCCCAATTCACTTCTACATTGGATAAATCCAGTTTAGCCAGTTCTTCATCACTTAATGTGCTATAGTCAATTTCACTCATCTCATAGGTACTCATCTAATGGGATAGCAGAGAGTTCTTGTAGTTGCTGTTCTGCCATTGCCCCTTGGGTTTTAATGTTTTGTAATTCAGCTTGTAGCTGACTTACCATCTCTAAGCCAAGATATAATGATGCCTGATTATCTTTATCCGTAGATAATTTAGCAACACTATCTAAAACATACTCATTAAAATAATACATTTTAAACAAAGTAACAAAATCTTTGTTATGTTCTAAATTAGATAACGCTCTAAATAGCTGTATTTTGCGTTTTAAGGCTATCTTTTCTTGTTCTAGGGTGTCTATATCAATCATCATATTCTCGTTTATTGTTGAGCATTTGGTGGCAAAATAGACTGCATTTGAGCTTCATTAGCCATTGCTTGTTGGTTTAGGTCATGTTGTTGTAGCTGACTTAGTACATTATAATCATGCTGGTTTGCTTGACTGTCTAATAGCCCTTGTTGTTTAATCATCTCTTTTTCATTTTGACCTTGATTAATCATGGCTTGTTTATTTAAGTCATGCTCTTGTTTTATACCACTGTCTCGCTCTACAAAGTCTAATGCTTTATTATCAGCGTCCCCTTGCAAGCTTTCTGCTCGTGCTTGTTCTGTACCTACTTTGGCTGTTTGTACTTGTGCTTTAGCAAGGTTTTCTTCTGCTTGTGATTTCATCAATTCAATCTCAGCTTGTAGTTTTTGCATCTGTAGTTGTTGTAGTTGTTGTGCCATCTCGTCAGGTTGTTCTTGATAATTTTCAATCGCTTTGGCTAAATCAGGCATATTTCTTAAGTGTGCGATTTCAGATAGCATTAACTGAGTTAAGCCAGTACCTAATGTATTACCTACGGTTTGTAATAAGAAAGCCAATTGTTGTGATTTATTTTCATTGGCTTCAGCCGTAGAGATGGTTAAAGTTAAATCAAATTCACCAGCCAAATCATCTCGTCTGATAGTTACAAACTCTTTATTTGTAATACGGACAATCTCTTTTTCAGATAAAAATTCACTGTTCATAGCCATGATGAATCTACCCATTTGGATAAATCCTTCACTGATTCGCCTTAAAATACTCATCTCTCTTTTTGATACCGCATCTAAGACACCACGAGCGGCAGTTGCACTATCCCCCAGATGTGATGCACTGATACCTTGCGATGAGAACGCTTTCACCCCTGATAAGCTTTCAGCTTCATTATTCATGCTGTGTACCATCATCATGGCTGAGTTAGGAATCTCAGGGAAAGTATGTGTATGTACATGTACTCTTGGGTCAAAGCCTTGGTTATATTCATAGTCTTGTCCTGTTGAGTATTTCACTTTATTGGCTGAATCCAAAAAATTCTTAGGAAATGCTGTTTGACTGTTTGCACTTTTACCCAACAAATCAATCATACCCCGTGTTACAGCACCCAAAATCTCTTGATTATCTCCTAAGAGTTCAGCATTAGGAATGCCCCAAATACTTTCTTCTTCAGGCAAATAATTAAAGACAACAAATGGTAGTTTACCCTTGGGAAATGGATTTTCTTCCATGCGGATAATGGTATCCCCCACCCAAGCACAAACAATGGCAGTAGTTTCACCATTATCATGAATATCCCAATATCCCCAATACTCATATACAGTGAGCTTACGCCTTGCATTGTCTTGGAATTTAAAGACATCATCACTGGGTTTATCAATACTATTATCTGCTTGTGATTGTTGCTCCATCAGATAACCCAAGTTTTGATAAATCCCCTGTTTTTTTAACTCAGATAATGACGATTCATAAGCATGAACAACAAATTGAGCATTTTCAAAATTGCCACGACAAGTTGGGTCAATGAACACATTTTTAAGATTACAAATATCTACAGTAGGTTTATTAACAATCACTCGCTTAGCTTGTTTTTCTGTAAAGCCAGCAGGTTCAGCAATATAAGGAATACCCTTTTCTACACTCATCTCATAGCCTGCTTTGACTTCATCAGCCAATGCTTCATAACTGTCAGGTTCTGTTTGAGCTAACTGCTCTAACTGTGCTAATTGCTGATTGGCTTGTTCTTGTTGTTCTAAAGGCACAGGGACATAATTAAATAATGGTACTTTTTCTGTGATTTGTTTTTCTTGATATACCCAGCCCATTCTTAACACACAACTGCCATTTTTAACCACTTGCCTAACAACACTATCCACCAGTGATACTTTATTTAATTGTGTATTAAACTGTCTGTTTAGTATCAGTGCATTCTGCTTGGCTCTGTCTACATCTTCAAAGGTTAATGGTTTGACATCAAATAAATTATTTGTAGACAAAAATGGTTCAGATAAACTGGGTGCTGTCCATTCAGATTGTTTGCGGATAAGCTTAGGGGTAATACGACTGCCTTTGTGATTTTTATCCCCAAACCTAGGAGCTTGATATAACTGTTGCCATTTTTCCAAATCACTGATGAATTTAGATTGAGCAGATTGAGCATGCTGATAATCGTGCTTTAAATCTTGAACACTAGGTTCATTAAGCCAGTTAGTTAATTTTTGTTTTTTGGTTTTAGTCATGCCGTCTTTGACAAGCTTACTATAACCATAAGCTTTAAAGTCATCATCAGGCATACTATAAGCCTGCTTAAATTGAAGAGCCTTTGGCTCTTGTGTGGGTGTTGTCATTGCACCCATCATAGCCATTAATTCATCAGGCAACGCTTGATTTGCTTGTGGGTCTTGTAATAGCTGTTCTTGTAATTGTTCAGGGTTAATCATATGAATCCTTTTGTATGAAATAAGTGAGTTTGTGGTTGGTTATCTCGTTTTATGCCTTGCTGTTCCAACATCATAATTTCTTGTTGATATGCTTGGTAATATCGCATAGATTCATTGACATCACCGCCTAACTGATTATTCACACTCCTAAAAGCCACAGAAGCAATATATAAGCCAAGTGCATTATAATAGGCTGTAGGTACAGGTAGCTTATCTGTCAGTTGTAGAGCGTCATTTACCCCCAAGACAACACGAGCATTGATTAGATAATGTGCCACATCATAAGGAGAATATAGCTGTAGCTTAGTGGGTGAAACCAAGCAATAAAAAGGTATTGTTTCATTGGCTTGGTATAAAGTATCTTGGAGATTTAGCTTTAGTGCTTTTTCTTGAAATGCTTTTTCAGACAGACATTCTAAGGTCTGATGACTTAAGTCATTTGCACTTAGGACATCATCTGTTTGAGCATAAACACAAAGCACATGATTTATCATTAATACATCAGAAGTGATATGGTGCTTTTGTGCTTGTTTTAGATCCAACGAATGTATCCCTGCTGTTTTGGTGTGATAAGGGATATTTTCACTTTGCAAGTCAAAGCGAGTAGATAATTCTCTTAGTCCTGCTTGTAATAAGTGCATTAATCTACTCAATTTATTGGTAGGTATTTTGCCTGTGTCTATATCTATTAAGTTTAAGTTTTTTAATTCAGTATTTGCTAGATAATCTAAATATTCACGCACAATCATACTGGTATCCTTATACGATATAACTGGATAAATTTGAGTGAGTTTCTATGGGTAATACATCTTCCCAAATCCCTTGGGTATTTTTTTGATAGTTTGCTTCTTGGCTTGGTGTCCATATCGTCATCATAGCCAGCTGACTTACTGTATCTATACCATCGTCATGTTTAGACCTAAAACCACCCACAGATGCTTGTGAGAGCTCTAACAATAGCTCTTTTAATGCTGGTGTATGTCTTTTATCTGTAGGAAAGAAAAACCGTTTTAGCTTAAAATCAGGGACAATGACATTAAATCGCTCAAGTTTAGATGTGTTTGGTTTTAAGCCAACAGAGCCATCTTTACTGTTAGAAGCCAAGGTAAAAAAGATATTACGAGAAAACATTTCTCTTTGAATCCAAGGGATAAATCCAGCTTGTTGTCCTGATACTTCCACCCCTACAGATAAGGGTGAATACTGACTGACTAGTCTGAATAAATCATCTAAGTTTTTATCCATGGTTTGTCTTGCACAAATACCATCAACCCAAAAATAATATCCCTTATGATTAACTGCCCATACAGAAATAAATGAAAAGTCTGCTGATTGTTTTTCACTGGTTGCAAAGTCAGTTGTGATATAAAAATTAAAATTATCTTTTTTATCCATAAGATGATTTGAGATATACCACTGCATATCAGTATCTAAAATTAACTTATCATCATCACTCATAATCTGTAGCATCAGCTCTTGATAAAAACTGTCTACCTTACCCAAAGCCAGTGCTGTTTGATACTTTTCATTGACAAAATCATAAGTAAAACGGTCTTCCCAAGCACCACGAAACTCATCACGACTGCAAGGAAACTTTTCACAGACTGGATAAACATTAACTTTCCATGCCCCTGATTCCACAACTTCATATAAAGGGTCATTGGCATTAAATGGTGTACCAAGCCATATCTTTTTGTATTTTGTTGGGTGTAGTGCATATTCAATGGCTTTATGAACCGTATCTTTAATTGCACCTAATACGGTAGGACTTCTTGCATCATCATCAGAAACCAAATCGTCCATAACAGCAATCTGTGGTCGTTTACCTTTTTCTTTGACACCACGAATGCCTGATTTACCTCCATATGCTTTGACAATTAAAGTCTTACCGTTAATATTCTTAAATTCCCATCTGATGTCTGTAAACTTAATCTCAGGGATATATTTCTGTAAAAACTCACTATTTGCCCAACGGTACTCTAAGTTTTTACGCATAGACTTAACACCATTATCAATACTGTCTGTTACATAGATGGCTAAATCCACAACCCCAAAATTAGGTAATTCACCAAATACCGCCAAATATAAAAAGAAATATTCACCCAAAAAAGTAGATTTAGCTGCACCACGGAAAATCATGTTAGCAATCTGTCTATCCCCTGAAACCAAAGAATCAGCCATCTTATAATGAATGATGGGTGTTTTATTTTCTTCACCTTCTTCACCATTGACAAGCTTAATAAAGTTTACATATTCAATGGCAAACTTACTGGGTACATAGTTTTCTAAATCACTGTAATCTACTTCTTGTAACCATTCATTGACTGTTTTAGGTTGTTTATGACCCATGATTTACTGCTCCCAGTATTACCCAAACCAAAAAGATAATAATCATTAAAACCAAAACAGTTACTTCTAATTCATACATTGGTGGTTTATGTCTCATGTTCATACACCTTAGTAATCAATTTGGTTTCAGCATTTTGTTTTGCAGTTATCACACCAGCTTCAATCATGCGTTTTTGTTGTGCAGCTAATTCAGCTGTGATATTTCTTAATGCTTCAATCTCATCATTTTGTTTGATACCCACATCTAGCTCTACTTTCTTAACTTCAGGTGGTTTTAGATGAACCAGTAATGAGTTAGCAGCATCACTTCTTACTTTTTCACTCATTGCATTTAGCATTAAGTCAGCTTGTACATTGATTGCTTTTTGATACAAGTCTTGGTTTAGTACCCAAGTAGGTATCATGGATTGTTCTAGAATCGTATTAACTAACTTATTCTTGTTATACATAGCTACATGAGCACTCATCTCTTTAGCTGTATAACCTTTAGCAATCATAGATTGATAACGATTTGGAAAAGTCTTAACAAAGCTATCCATATTACTTTCACCCATTAGTTTATGAGTGCAGTATTTAATCGCATTAAGATAATCATCCAGTTTATATTTACCATCTTGGATTACAGAAATATAAGTCAAGAAGTTATTACGATAATCATCATATAACTCAGGATGATCAAGAATTGTATTAATATGCTCTAGTAAATCATCATTTACATTTCTTTTATATTTACTAGGTAAACTCTTTTTTAGTACATCAACGGTTAAAGTCATATCCCATCATCTATTAACTAAGATGCGGATAATGTAACACCAATGATAAAGCCATAACAAAAATCATTAATCTATGCTTTATAAGTTTCATGTATAAAAAACCCCCTAAGATTTATGTCTTAGGGGGTTTTCTTATGTAGTAAAGCTATCAGTTCTTTTAGTTATAAAAGCTATCAACCATTTCGTCTAACTGTCTCACTTGATCTGCGTATGAATGGTAATTTTCTTTGCAGTCATTAGCATCTCTTACAAAAATCATAAGACTGTCAGTAATCTCAATACCCCAGTGCCTACCATTATAATCATAACCAAATTTAACCCATTGTTTCTTATCTACATATACAGGATAACCGTCCATCCATCTTCCTGCTTTTAGATAGTTATACTGCACCTTATTATCTAAATAGGCATGATTTTTAAAGGAATTTTCTACTTCAGCAACAGATTTACCATCAATTAAGAAGCGTATAGCTTCATTAATATCACTAAAGGTGCGTTCTAACCTTTTTTGTTTGCTTTTATCTGCCCAATCCTGTACGGATTTATTCATAGATTCAGCAGCACCACTAATGACATGGCTTATTTCTGTCAGTACACTTGCTTTATTTTTATTAGCCATTAGTACTCCCTATCTGCTCTTGTCTCATCTAGTATTTGAGTAAGCGTACCACGCTCACTGTAGCTTTCTTTATCCATACGCTCTATGTTCTCTATACGACCTGACCTATCATGAGTGGGTATATCAACCACATCTATCTTATGCTCAGGTTGTGCTGGTGTAAGTGTCTGTATATGCTCTTGCTTTGCCTTATACTCGCTTACAGGCTCTTGGATAATGGGTAGTACTTCATTCTCCACAGGTACATAAGCAGTATAGGGTTCATGAGTAGTAGCTGTGGGTGCTGGAGGTATATACTCTTCCGCAGTAACATAGTCATCCCTTAATGCAAGATACCCAAATATAGTGATAACTACCGCTAATATCACCCAAATCCATCTATAAGAGCTACCTTGTTTTGTAGTTACTGTTGCATTTGCATTATTAATAGCTGCAAGTCTTTTTTGCTCTTCACGAGCATACTCATCTTGTATTTCAGACACACTGGGAATGGGTTTCATCACCCATTCTTGCGTATTAAGCTCTTTAGTGCTTTCATTACTTTGTTTAACCTGCAACTGCGTAACCTGCTCTTGTAGCATTGCCACAGTATCTTTCATTTGTTGTGTAACAGTCGCTTGGTTTTTTAGGGCTTGTATCCGTGTTTGGTATCCTTGTATCAGTCCTTGCTGAGTAGTATATTGTTTATTCTGTGAAGCCAAGGTATCAACGACACTCTGAATCACCCAATTCACCCGTTGAAACATATCCTTATTGGTAAAGCGTAACAGCACAGCACCTGTACGCATCAGAGCATTTTGCCTGACCCACATATCTTGATAACGCACATAATCTAATGTGTTATAGCCACTTTGGATTTTGGTTAAGCCATCTAATTCTATTGCCAAATGATAACCCTTGGCTTCATTGAGTACCATAAAATCAATATAACGATTACCCCCTACATCATCCACGAAGTGATACTGAGGTATGACATCACTTGGTGTTAAACCAGTAACTTGACTTAACACCCTATCCACAAACATCTCTTCAAAACCTGCAGGATGTTTTAATTGCTCATGGTAATAATATTTCCACTGTTGCCAGTTATTAAAACGATCATACATCAGCGACAAATCTCATCATATAAAGCAGAACCCCATGAACGGGGAAATATATCATAATACTTTAGATGGCTCATTTTTTTACTGTCAAGCAATCTGTTATGCTTATTGTAATTTGCCCAACTGATAGTTGCGACAGTTTTGTTTGAGCACTCAATATAGCGTCTATACAGTGTATAACTACCTTGAGCTAAACCATCCACTTTCTTATCTTGAGCTACAAAACGCTCCATCTGTACTTCATACTTAGTCCCAGTAACTTGTTTGGTTTTACTAGGCAGTAAATAGTATTCATACCCTTGATATGAACCTAAATATACATCTGCATGGGAACTAATAGCTAATGCTAAACCAGCAGTAAACATAAATAATTTGTTAAACATAAACATATCCTACAGGTGTTGTTACTGTTTCATTATTATATATAGGCTTTTGGTATTTATCTACCAATAATTTATTTTTAGTATATTGGACAACTTTTACCTACAAACTATAAATTGGTTTAGTCGTAGTATCCTGACAGTCAGCAACCAAAAAGTAAAGTACGCCCCCCTACCTAAAAGAAGAAAAAGGATTCTTATTGACTACCTAAAAGAAAGGTCTAAGCACTGGCGTGCTTAGGGTGAGCAATGTCGCTCGTAATCAACTGGAGTTAAATATGGAACAGCAAGTAAGAAAAGAAAAAGTACAAAGAACATGGTTAGGCAATGTCTTCCACGCAATCAGTAAAGCTTTTTCAACTGCAGGCACTTTAGCCACTGCTACTGACAAAGCAGCTAAGAATTATGGGGCATTAGCAGTAACGCAAAGTAGTCGTGCTGTTAAGAAGCTAGATGCAGACATTCGTAAAGAGTATGGTGTAAGCTTAGCAGAGTTCAACAAAGAAGTTGAAGATATGGTAGATGATCTTTACGATTGA